CGGTGGTCGCCGTATCATTAGGTACAAACGCTGGTACTTTATTTCTTGGAAACTCAAGTTCAACAGGGGTATTAGCACTGTAAACCGTAGTTTCGTATATTGGTTTTACAAGTACAAATGCACAAAAACCTCCAGCAGGTGAAAGCATTGTAATACTATCTACTTGTTTTACATCAATAGTGCCTGGGCCAAGAGGAACAAATGGGCCTAATGTACGGTCAAAATATCCGTTGCTGGTAAGACAATTTATGGTTCCAATTGAAGTAATTGCTGTTACCCAAAAACTTACACTTGTTTGAACATTATTACTGTCAGTGTAAGTAACATTTACTTCTGCCACACCCGAAACGCTTTGAGGAATTGTGGTTACAACCATCAACCGTAAACCAGATGTGTATCTGCTGGCATAGTTCGTATTATCAAACACCTGCAAATCGGTGAAATCCATATCAACGAGCGGATAAAAACCAACATAATCCATGAGCATGAAGTTGCCTGGCGCAATGTGATTACTGGTATTACTTCCGCTTGCACGATACCGAACAAGATAGCTATCGCCCCCAAGTCCTGCGTTTATACCGTTATTGCCAGAACCAACAAGCGGGGTAAACTCCAGAGCATTTCCTACATAAGGATTAAACTTTGGCGTACCGGCGGCCATAGACAAATCAAGCCAATGACCGTTGAAATTAGGCGTAGGGTTTGCAGTTTTGAACCAATTAGATTGGAAAACTTTATTGTTAGTCCAAGAGTTTGCTAGATCTCCAACGCTAGTTATTGCCACTTGTCACCGCCTTTGCTGCTTCAGATGTTGCAATAATTACAGCATTTGTATGTTCACAAGTACGAAAAAAGCGGCCACTGAAAACAATGATAATTTCATCGCAATCACCACATTTAAATAGTGGTTGCAATGTTTGCTCATCTATTGCTTGCTGGGCCGCAGTTTTCATTAATCGACACTAGCAGTCATAGCACCAGCGGCAAACTGTGGCTGGATTCCGGTGGAAATTGAAAGCGATGATGTAAGAGCACCTTTGAGAAGTAAGTTTCCTGTACCAGTAGAATCAGTTCCAATACCAAAGTGTGTTACAATCGACGAACCACCAGTACATTGAGCAAACTGAACAAGTGCGGTGTTTGCAATAGTGCTGCTTGTGCGAGTCCATCCACCAGCAGTACGAGCTACAGCAACGCGAGCATATCCAGTATATGATGCTTCGCTGGTTGATTGATTGCCAGCTTCGCCTGGATCAGCAGTATGAAGCGAGATGAAGAAACTTCCAGCCGTAGCTGAGTTTTGCAATCCAGCAACATCGCCAATGTTAGCCCAATCTGTGTTTAAAAAAAGCAAATCAAGAAGTGCTGCTTCAGCAGCGTTAGTCATAGACATAATCTAATCCTTATCATCATCAATGTTATCAATAGACAAAGTTGTGTTTCCAAAAACATCAGTTCCAATCGTACCTAACTTCTTACTAGCTTTTGGAATAATATTATTTATTACTATTGGCTGCTGTTTTGCTGCGCTAGATTCAACCGCTGCGTTTGTAGTGTTTATACTTTCCATCCGCACTTTAAGTTGCTCTAAAGCGCTATCTGAAGCAAGTCTGCGTTCTTCCATGAGTTTTTCGGACTCAGATAACCGTATACGCATTTGCTCAAGTTCGAGTTTTTGAATTTCAAGGATGTGCTGCATTTGGCTTGATTCTTGCTTAATAAGTGTTTTATCAGCTTCAGATTGAGCTGATGATTGCACTTTAAGCATATCTACTTGCACACTTTGTGCTTTAATTTGCACTTCTTGTTGATCGATACCTAGCTTTTGCTGCTCAATAAACTCTTTAAATTGCTGGTCTTGAACACGAAGTTGAGCCTCAAGTTGATCACGCTGCATCTTAAGCTGCTGATCTTGCATGGCAAGCTGATTCTTAACAGCTTTGTCTTGAGCCTCCATTTGAGCTTGTTGCAATCTAGCTTGAGATTCTATTTGCGCTATTTGCAATCGGCCTTGCACTTCTTGCATGACTGGGTCTGGCGGCGGCGGTTGTTTAGCTGCCTCTTCCTTCGCCGCAGCAATTTCACCAATCTGACTAAGGGCTTTAGTAAAGATACCATCAAGCTCTTTGCCTCCTTTCATCCGTTTAATTGTGTTTTGAAACAAGGCAATACTGAATTCTACTAACGGCGGAAACTGCTCGATCAGTCCTCGCATTTGGTCAAAGAATTGTCCTGCTGTAGCAATTAACGCTTGTCCTTCTTGTTGTTGCTGCTGTTGGTCTATAGCTACCATAGAATCTGACGCTATTTGAATACGGTAACTACGTTTAGTGTCGTCGCGTAGTATGTCAATAATTTGACGCTTCATATCCTCGATAAGCATTAGAGGATCTGGCTGTGGAGCTATAGGAGGTAGCTCAACTGGTAGCATACCTTCTTGCCCTGGTTCTGGCATTGGCGCGGGAGGTGGCGTTGGTATAAAGATAATAGGCTCAATAAGAGCTGTAGCATCTCCAATTTCTAAAATCCTAGCTTCATCAAATTGTTCGCAGATAATAGCGCCAAGTTTAGCGATAGCGTCCGACATAAACTTGGTAAACATGTTCTGTCGTACAATTAGCCCCATTGACGACCACTGGTTTTCTAGCCTGTTGGCCGTAGCAGATTTGTATTGTTCTGAGGTGCCACGTAATAGATCAGAAACTTTCAGCGTTTCGTAAAGCTGCTGTAAAGCATTTTGTCGAATTTCTTGAAGAACATTGAGTGCATTTGCAAATGGCTCAAATGGAGCAAATTCCATTGACCCTTGCAAGCCGCCTCTGCCGCGATTAGCAGGCCAATTATCGACAGGGACACCCTTTAGGTCGTCTTCAAAGATTTGTTCAATGGTGCGGCCCATAGCGCTGTCATAAGCAAAGTTAGTGCGTATTGCTTGAGTGACAGCATGGATACGAGTTGTAAGCCGCTCTACTTCTAGAATTTGGTCTTTAACATGGGCGTAATCAGATACTGGAATTACGCTATCTGGATCAATAGATTGTCGTATAACCGAGCAGGGATAAAACCCTTCAAATTTGATGGGGGGCTCCATCTCTTCAATAATGGTTTTATCACCACCTTTTTGTATCCAATAAACTTTGTTTGTTGCTTGGCACCAAATTTCAAATACTTCTGCCTTACCTTCAAACTTATCTTCTTTTCGGGCTATGTCTTTTTTGATAACCTCTGGAAAACTGTCATAGTTTAGTTCTTCTGCAACAACGTCGCCAAACAGGTCTTTTGCTTGGTCCCTGTCTAAGAACGCACGTCTAGCCTGCCATTCTATTTCTTGCTCATTTCGAGCATCAGAGCAAAAGTAATCACTGTAAGAAATAACTTCTAAAACAGTTTTTTCATCTGTTTTTTGCTCTACTTCTACAGATTTGATTAAGATGCCACCTGTTGTTTCTGTAAAGCCTTCTAAATCGTCTTCGTAAGGCTGTCCATTCCCATCTAAATAAGCTCCGCTTGGGTCTTTGATAATAGCAATCTCTTGAAAAATTGTTTCAAACTTAGCTACGTACCTAGCCCATAAAACGGCTTGTCCAGTAAGCAAAAATTGCAGAGCTGCTTGATAGCCAATCTTGTCAAAATCAAAGTTGCAATCCATTGCATACTGAGTGTTGCGTTCTATGATAATGCTGCCTAGTTCGTAGGGTATGCCACCTGCTCTTTTACGTAAGTTTACTTCGGCTTTAGGTGTTGAGCTGTAATAAGCAGGTAACAACGTATTAATGCAATACCACCAAACATTTAAACGTCGCTGTGCATCTCGTAGTGTGTCTATTTGTCTATGCGCGTTATAAACCCGAATTGACTCTTCAGCGTCTTGAATAAACTTTTTACGTCTTGTTTCTGCATCAGAAATCTGAGCTTTCCACCAGCGACCTGAATACTTTTTAATGAGTGATACAGGTTGTTTTTTCATATTTTGCTCTTAGAGTTTCTAGCTCGTACTTTTGCAATATAACTTTGTAATTTAACCAAGCCTTTGTTGAATACTTCTGCTGGTTGCTCCCATTGAGAATCAATTAAACGTGCTTTGCAGAGGTATCGTAAAGCGTCACAAGCATGATCATTACCGCTTGTGTCCAAATCTTCTGGTCTTCGTTTGTCTATTGACATAGATGGTAAAGTTTCTAGCAAGTACGGGCAAGTAGCAAATATGTAAAGTAACGGAGGTTTAGCGACTAGCCTTTGTCTAATTTGGGACCACCCAGAGATACGATCATTATCAGCAGCTCTAAAGCCCATTTGCTTGTACTTACTAAAGACTGTTGTAAATTGGTCGTTTATACTTGGGCCACCCTCATGATTGAAGATACTAGGGTCAGCAACAGCTACTGCATTTTCTCCCACGGAAACTGATGCAATTCTGTTAGCCTGCTCGACGTTATCAACTCCTTTTCCCCACATTTCGCGATAGATGATAATAGCTCCTTTTGGATATGGTACTTCGTTACCTCTATCATCACGTCCAGAACTAACAGCACCCCAGATAGCAGCAAAAGGGCTACGATAACCCCAGTCATAGCCCAAATAACGAGGCCAGTGTTGAGGGACGTTAAAAGCAGCAATGATATGTTTAGAGCTAAACTCAGGAAAGTAACTACCCTCATGGATTTCAAAGTCTCCTTCTAGCCAAGCCCGCACCAGCTCTGGACTACCAACCATGTGCAAGCGATTAATGTATTCAGGGTCACGAGCTAACAATATCTGGTTATCATGCACCCTACTTGGAATGTAGATGTAGTCAAAACTAGCGCCGTTAGGCAGGTCTTTAGCAAGCACTTTCATGCCTTTTGGTGCTGGCTTGATAAACAATTCCTTTAGCCAACTGTGCCCTATACCACCGGGGTTGAATGTAAGGATGATTTGACCGCCTCCCTTGCCTCGCAGTGCTCCAAATAGCTTCCAGATACAGCTTGGGTCGGCATAGTTACCAGCTTCTTCTATAGCGCAATCTGAGAGGTTCTGGCCTTGGTACTTTTCAGCGTCAGCGTCATTCGCTAAAGGTCTAAAACGTAAGCGACCACCCGACACGAAGGTAAACTGCTTTTTCTGGTCCTGCCAATGCGCTTTAAGGGGTAGGTAAATCTGCTTGGCGCGCTCAATAAGGTCATCAGCTTGAGGAAGTTCTTTACGAAAAAAGATAGCATTAAAATCAGCCCCTAATTGCTCTTGCTTAATAGCAAACTTACCTAGTACCCCGTCAGTCTTACCGCCACCTCTAGCACCACCATAACCCACTAGTGTTATAGGGCAGGCAATTAAAGCCTCTTGTGGGCCAGCTTGTGGTGCCCATACAACATGCTCATCAGCCCTATGTTCAGCAAACCTATCGTCCACTTACCATTACCGTTTCAGGATTATAAATCCGCTCCACATTACACTTAGGATTCTGGCAAACAAAATAAACCCCCATATCACCAGCAAAATGACTCACATAAGGAAACTCATCGCTAACCTTTACCGTAGATAGGTGTTCACAAGCAGGACAACGCATTACTTGTTCATCTGATTCTTTAAAACTGTGCTCAATGCCCATACTGTTTCATACTCCAATCGACTAACACGGTAAGTTTGTAACTTAAACCAAGCATTACACCTGTGCCCACCACAATTTATCCATTTACGACTCGTGATAACTAAACTAACACAAAAACAGCTAGGGCAACGATAATAGCTAATTGGTGCTATCGTCGTCGGTAAGGTACTTTTGGATAAACTCTTCCTTGGATAACGGCTTGGCACTGACAACGCTCCTTACCTCCCCGCTAATCTCAATCTGATGCTGCTCACTCCAACCTAGCTTAGTCTTTAACAGATGAAGCAAAATTGGCGTATTGCCATTCATAGCCTCAGATATAGCTACAGCAGCTAAACCTTTTTGCATCTCAGCTTGACCCTCTAAAAACTCTTCTAGGTAATACTTCTCTAAGATGTAAACACTAACCCTAGCAGTTAACGCTGTAGAACTCTTAGACAAGCCATGCCTAGCTAAATCCCGTATTTGTAACCCTAACTGCTCATCTTTCTGATGATCCCTAGTCTGAGGTACTACCCTAAGCACAGGAGGCTCCACCTCAATCGCTATTTTAGACTCCGATATTTTAGCCAAGTCTTGAATAACTTCGACCTGTTTTAAATCGCTTTCATCTTCCATTTTTTAGCCTCAGCTACGTAAAACAAGGTTTGAGATAACATTAGGGATTTTTATATGAGTGGTTGGGTATATATGTAACCGGTACCTCGCCGTTTTCAAATTTTTTTTGGAATTGGAATTCTCTAATAGGCTCTCCAGCTTGTAACCCCTTGGAATCATTTAGGAAAGTCATATAGGTAAGTAGTTTTCTGGTTCTCGTGAACTAACCGAGGCAGGGTAACTACGCAATATCATTGAGTAATCTTAGGAAGTCGTCACTGCTCATACCGCTCAGCTCATGCAACATAGCTATCTCCAAAGGATAGTACATGACCTTGCCACGCTCACGATATTGCCACGCCTTTTGTGTAATACCTACGAGCGCTCCTGCTTCTGTCTGTGTGAGCCCTAGCCTACGTCTAAGCTCGTAGTAGATGTTGCCCTTAGGTCTGCCAATAGTGTGCTTAAACCTAGCCCTAAGCTTCTGCGAGTAAATAGACTTTAATCGCTCTGCTTTACTGTCCACTGAATATCTTAATCCCTCAAGCATATTGATAAGAGTAACTGTTTACCTTATTACCCTGCAAGCAATATTCCTAACTACCTGATATCACGTGGCATAAAAACCCCCTAAAGATTTTTAACCAAATACCGAAAATTACTGTAGACAGTGTGCATCTCATACGATAGACTGTATACAGTGATACATAGTAATCACACTAACGAAAGGAATATATGAAACAATTTGATACACTTGAACAAATAGCAGATTATGTCGATACGTGTGTTTGTGAAAATTTCGACATAAACAGCATTCCAGAATATTTTCCAAGTTTGCGCAATCTTGTTGCAGTCTATACTGACGAGATTCTTTTGACTCGCAGTGAATTTGTTGAACTCGTACAGTTGTGCGACACACCCTCTATTCGCCGATTAGTTAAATAACCCCAATTAACGGAGAATATATGAGCACACTTTACATTTACAGCATTGAGACTAACGAGCACGTTGCAACTATCACGGGTAGCAGTAACGACGATTGTGAGATTGTAGCGAACGAGCGTTATGGCTCCAACGATTATGCCTGGACCTACTCACCTGCGTTCGGCTCTGCTGACGGGCTTAGATATATCGGTGACGCTGTAGAGATTAAAGCTAACTAATCAACGGAGGATATATGAGCAACAACATTAGACACGCAGAGCATTGTGACGCAGAGGATAGAACGGTTCTAGTGCGTCAGAGTCAGGATAGCGAAACTTGGCATTGGGCTCACATTAGTAACGGTGACGTACACGGTAGTACTACGTCTGACTACGTTACGTTTGATAGTGCGACCTCTGCAGTAATGGCGGCAAAGCGTCACGGTTATACGGTTACGTTTGATTACACTGACAATGAATTACTTGCACTATTATCTGAGTAATAACAGAAGGAATATTAGTAACGAGGTAGGATATATGAGCAAGAAACTAAAAAGTTTTCCTGTTGGTGTCGTATCTGCTCCAACGGTAGTTATGGACGAAGACGGAGAGTATCGAATTGGTAAAGTAGCAGTAAATGAGAATAACGATCTTTGCGTGAGGTACTATTTGCCGATAAACAGAACAGAACGGAAGCACATTAAGGCCTGCAAAAATGACTCTACGCCTCAAATAGTTGTTTACGAATAACCCTCTACAAGCCCCTAGGTTGCATTATCCTTCGTAGCCTAGGGGTAACCCTACCCCGCAGCATTATCTTTCAACCTTGGGGCTGCTAGGCCGTTTAGCGGGCTTACTCAGGTATATCGTCATGGCTCCAACGCCTTTCTTGGTATATTGATTTGTTTTTCCGCAAAATTGTTCGAGTCTCAGCATCCCATTTTTCCCAATGGGTACCCTTATCCTCCCAACCCTCAGACTCCGCTCTCAGTTGCGCTAATCGTGCTTCATGCTTTTCTTCATCTTCTTTTTTCATAGCATCCTCATCTTGAACAGCATTTAAATTTACATGATCACTTAGTAATTCATTCTTAGTAATATCTTTATTAGTAATCTCTTTATTAGTAGTGAGTACGTCGTACCCCCTCATCTGAGTATTTCTTACCCCCTCAGGGGGTATATTATGCCCCCTCTGGGAGTATTTCGTACCCCCTTTGCTGGTAAGTGAAATAACCCTTTTTCGACCATTATGTGAAACGGTCAAATAACCTGCATCGGCTAGTTTCTTGATTAGGTTTTGAATAGTCTTTTCAGAAAATCCGGTTTCTTCTGAAATATGTTTTCGTGACGCAAAACAAGGGAGATTCTTTGCTTCCCATTCTGCAACGTAAGCAAGAAGGATGGCTTCGTATGGGCCTAGTGTTCTTACTAAATGCTTCTTTGTGTTGAAAAAAGAGGTTTCTTGAGGTATTTTAGCCATAGTATTTCCATTTAAAACGCCCTATTACTTTGACCGGTATGGGGCGTTTTTTTATTGTTTCAGCCAGTTATAGCTTTCTGGCAAAATTCCCTCAAGAAATTTTTATAATATCCGAAACTAATGCTGTACACAGCACATCGTATTGTGTAGGATTGATGCTGTAAACAGTGCTTATAAGGAGCGTTATGAAATTGATACTTGCAACATTAGCTATTGTGCCGTGCGTAGCATTCGCACAGACAGAATTAACCGATCTCGATTGGGCTATCGCTAGGGGTACGTTTTATCGAGACAGCAATGTAACAGCATCCCCTGGATTGCCGATCCAGCCCGTATTACCCGTACCGCAAGATAACGGACCATGGGGTACCGGGTATAGCATCGTGACTACTACTCGACCTCAGCGCAGTATTTACGACCAAGACGTAACGGGCTCTGAGACTGTACAGCGTGTAGTACCTAATGACGGGCTAGGACAACCCATGCGCGGGCTGGATCTAGGTTGGTAAAGCACAGTGGGCTTGATGACAAGTCCACGATGCTTCACCAGTAACGGTAAGCTAACTAAGGAGATAAAAATGAAGAAAATACTTGCAATTCTATTGCTTTGCTGCACTGGTTGTACAGGCATTGAGGCTGGGGGTAAGCTGTGGATAACTCGCGTCGATGAGCGCCAGGAATCACAGAAAACACATAACGTGCCCTTGAAGTGTTACCTGTGGTCGAATTGTCAGTCTACCGACATTCAAGGGAGCTAAGCCATGATCGATAACATCAAACAACTATTGTTTACCCCAACTGGAATCATCGTTACGTTGCTTCACGTTGCGTTTTTTGTCGGCTTTGTGACCTGCACTATAGGGTTTAAAATCTATGTGCTTGGCGAAGACCCAGCAGCTATTACAGCGCCGGTAAAGCATAAATGACGCAAGGTTGGATCGTAGCTTGCCTGGTTGCGCTTGCCTGGTACGTCTCAGTCCCCGAAACCGTGGTCTACCACGGGAGTAGGGTAGCTAGGCGACCAGTCGAGCCAACTAGGACTGTACTAGAGGCTGAGATAGATAGGGCCGCCGATGCCTACGGGCTAAGGCGTGCCGTTCTAAGGGCTTTAGTGCGCGTGGAGAGCGCTTTTAATCCTAAAGCAGTGTCATCAGTAGGGGCGCGTGGTGTGGCTCAAATTATGCCGTTTAACGCGGCTAGGTGCGGTTTGCCGGATGCGGGTAAATTGTGGGACGCAACCTATAACGTAAGATGTGGAGCGCAAATACTACGCGAAGAGCTAGATCAGCACGGCGATCTACACAAAGCTTTAACCGTCTACAACTGCGGTAAGGTTAAATGCGCTGAAGGACAGCGATACGCTGCAAAAGTAATATCTCTGTCAAAACTGTATTAAACTGTAGACACGTACACAGTAGTAATGTATACAGTCTGCAGTTATTAACTAACTAAGGAACAAAATCATGCAAATACTAGAAATAGATTTACCAGTCTACAAAGTCGAGCATAGAGGCGTCACTTTTTACGTGCGAACAAGTCATAGCGGCGACGGTAGAGTCATACTTGACGTAGCAGACACAGGCGACACGCTAATTAGAACGTGGGCCGAGCTAATCGACGCAGTAAGACAGGATTCGGAATCGCTCTACGACGCATTAGACGAGGCAATCTATAACGCAACACCGGAGATTTACGATCATGAATAATCAATTAACAACAACAAACAATATGGAGATGCTTACAGCTCTCCGCAATACAGTAGCGCCAGGGCTTACTGAGCCTGAGTTCATGCTGTTTGCTGAGATGTGCAGGGCTACAGGACTAAACCCGGCTACGAAGGAAATTTGGGCTATTAAAGCCGGTGGCAGATTACAGCTAATGACCGGCATCAACGGCTTCCTAAAGATAGCCAATAGTCACCCTCAATTTGATGGCATGGAAGTCGAATTTGAGCGCGACGACAAAGGCAATTTAATTGCTGCAACGGTTAAGGTCTACCGCAAGGATAGGCGCTTCCCAAGCATCGCCACAGCTTATATGGCTGAGTACGGCAAAAAAACCCCTGTATGGGCTCAGATGCCCAGTATAATGCTTTCGAAGTGTGCAAAAAGTTTGGCGATAAGAGAAGCGTTCATTCAGGAGCTAGGCGGTCTTTATACTGCTGAAGAAATGCCAGCAAGTTTTGCACAGCCGATCCCTCAAGCTGCGTTAGGCATGGAACCTGTTGTTAGTACAAAAACAGGCGAACTGATGGGCTACGCAAAAGAAGGTGTTTTTATAGAGGGAATAGAGCCCGTTAAAGCGCCTGAAAAGCTGGCTACTAGGCGAATCCCGACTTTTTACGACATTTCAAAACTGGAAGGGAAAGCAAAAGAAAAAGCGGCTGCTTATCTTAGGGATTGCGAAGCAAAACATATCATAAACGACGTATACAGAGCACCGATACGGCTAGAAAAATTAACACAGTGTATCACGGAGGATTACACCGATGCAGATCAAGACAAAACGATTATGGCTGCAGAATAGAGCAAAGGCGTTAATCAATGAAAAAGCTATGGGAAAAAGAACAAGAAAAGTGGGTCAGAGCGGGGTGGCAACGCTACACAACGTACTACCAAAAGGAGCTATTGGCATATTTGAAAAAGCGTTCGAGCGAGAGGCAAATGCATGTGATGGATTTACTAGCAGAGATACTCAATGAATATCGAAAGCAAAATAAATGATCTTTTGGCTATTGTTAATTCGTTCGCATCGACCGAAAAACTATCCGATTTTGAGCGTGGACAGTTAGACGGATTGTTGTGGGCGATTGATGTACTAAACGAAAAAACCCCTGACTCATCGGACAATGAATCAGGGGACTAACTAAGGAGGCTAATTGAATTAGCTTCCTTCAATACTACAGGAGGTAGAACAGCGTGGCAACAAGGATTGGAGCATTCAAGGCACACACATCACAATTAGTGGTTTGGCAACAGCCCGAACGTATCACTTTTACGTTTCAAAAAAGCTATAAAGACAAAAGATCCGGGCAATATAAAGCTACTCAAACCATTTTCCCAGATGAGCTAGAAGCAATAGGACAGATGTTTTTGCGAGCCGCTGCTTGGGCAAGGCAGCATGATTGCGGTCCAACACTACCAAAAGGCGTTGTACAAATAGACGATGTTTTAACAACAGTGACTAAACAAATAAAGGACCGATATGAAACCAGTCAAAACGTATAAAGATGGCGGAGTACAGATAACAATGTGGCCTGCTAACAACGGAGGTTATACTTATCAAATTAGCAAGCGCTACAAAGACAAAAATACAGAAGAATGGAAAGATTCGAAATATCTTTATAAGTCTGATTTAGAAAAGCTTGTGGTATTGTTGCAAGAAGCAATTAACAGTGAATCAGAGCGAGTAAATTACAACGCTGAACGTGTCACTAGTGGTCAACCTGCTACTACACCGCCAGCAAAATTTAAGTACGAATTAGCAGATGCAGACGTTGATGATATACCGTTTTAATGTGGGATGGGTAGCGGCTAGGTTTTACCAGGTGACATTTATGCGACGCATGATGCTGAGTTTTGCGAGCTGGTTTTTAACTGCTGCTACCATCCCCCCCTGTTATGCTCGGCCAACTAATTTGTCAGTTGTACTAGCTAAAGGGCCATACTCACTGACATGTCAGCAAGGGCGGCAATTGATACGAGACGTGCAAGCGATTTACGCACGGGAAAATATTAAATTGAATTTACGTCGTTTCCGCTGCATTGCTAATCCTAAAAAATCTAGGGATAGATTAACAGGGCACGGCATAGACAACACACATTGGTGGTGGGATGAGGAGTATTTCGTGGGTAAAAATTATCGCCCGCGGTGGATACATCACGCAATACTACCGCCAATTCAACACGATAACTCACTGTGGTTAGCAGGCCAAGCGTATCAAAGCTGCATTAGTGGGCATAAAGTTAGTACTAGTAATGCAACGATCGTTAGCGCGTTAGGAGAACCACGCTACCGTCATTCAGTCATAGCAGCAGCGCACGAAATAGGTCATTCGCTCGGTGCAGACCATGATAATAGCTTGCCAGCAACGATCATGCATGGCGCCGCACTACAATACGTTAATCTTTGGAATAACTGGCTACCAATTTCACAAGCAACATTAACAACAATTCGACAATGTAACAGGGGACGCTAAATGCTATACGGAATTGATTATCTAGGATTACCCAAATATACAGACCTTGCAGTGAGAGAGCATCCAGAAGGTTGGGCAGCTGGGTGTTTTGCTAACACGTTTGGTAATGCTCTCTCCGCAGTAGATCGACTACTTGGTACTGGCAGGTGTCCACATTTTAGAGTGCATTTACTATGGAGTGATGCTCATCTCTTTGGCGACGCAGATATTCCCACAATAAGGCAATTAGCACGCAAATACGAACTGCTTAAACGGAAGTATAATTCTGTTGTAATGGAGATTTCGCCGTTTTGTGAGCACAACGTAAGTAATCCAGACAAATACTTAGATATCGTAAAACAGGAAGCCCCTAGCTGTATCATCGTAAATACACCGTGGAAAGGTGCAGTATCACGACGCTATAAAAACGAAACTCACGGCACGCACAAGCCTTTGGCTGGCAACTATAATTACAGTTGGGATGGTACATCTTGTGTCGATGGAGATGTAGAAGCAAGCAAAGCGCTACATGCTAGGTCAGACGTATACTTCTGGTGGCACCCTGCAATGAATGGCAGGCTAAACACCAACGATAAAACCCCCCGACCTGAGCGAAAGGCTTGGCCAACCTCAGACCTGATCGACTCAATGATTTATCTTCACAATTCAGCAGGCAGCGTAAAACTACCTCGTAACTATTTGTGGAAATCTCATGCCGATAGACATAGTACACCACCAGAACCACGAGCATATAAGCCGGTACTTATCATGCCGCCTAAAGCACGCCGTGTTGAATTAGTAGCAGATAATGGCCAAGTTGTAGCATTGGCAAGTGCAGCAGCACCGTTTAACGATGGTAGGTTTAGGTACTACTGGCCTGACTTTGGTTACAAACTTGCTGAAAAAGCGATACGTATACACAACAAGCCAACCTGCAAGTTAGTTGTTGATGGTAAGGAGATGGGCATTGTAAGCCCTGCTTTTAGAGGGGGATCGTTTCGATGACCAAGACACCTGAAGAGCGGTTCACCATTGCCGACATTCGCAGTTGGGTACCATGCTACGATCCCTCTCGTTATTTGTCTGAAGACTGGAGCGGAACGGTAACTGATATTTTGAAGCACAACGCAATTCCGTCCGAACATAAGTTATGGGTAGTTTGCAGAGATAAGCTAATTGACTCAAAGACGCTAAGGCTTTTTGCGGTGTGGTGTGCTAGGCAAGTTGAGCATTTAATGACCGATGAGTGTAGCAGAGCCGCGTTAGTAGTAGCGGAAAAGTTCGCACATGGAGAAGCAACAAAAATAGAACTAGCTGCTGCTTGGGCTGCTGCTTGGGATGCTGCTGCTAGGGATGCTGCTTGTGCTGCTGCTGGTGATGTTGCTTGGGATGCTGCTTGTGATGCTGCTTGGGCTGCTGCTGGGGCTGCTGCTTGTGATGCTGCTAGGAATGCTGCTAGGGCTGCTGCTAGGTATGCTGCTTGGGATGCTCAAGTGAAACAATTGCTGAAGATGATGGAGGGGATGACGCATGAATAAGAGACCTAAGCCGCCAAAGGAGGAGAAGTGAAAAACACCCTGGTCGGCGAACTACCTCGGCACCTCTATTGTTACGTTGACAGCAGATATACACACCAAGAGCCTACAGGCTTCATTCCTGCGGTTTGGTTTGGGCTAGTTTCCTACCCCGGAAGAATGTGGGGATGTACAGTCATGCTAGAGTCAGGCGCAATATACCGAAACTTACCAGCGCATAGCTTGGCATTTGATGATGCACCGCAAACACCCTGGGAACCAGAAGAAGCTCAGACGTGGGATTGTTACGGCGAAGATTTTACCTGCTTAGAATATCGCTACTTAGCAGGGTTAGAATGTAAGGTTCAAACACAGCTTAGACCAGGACAGCACGAAGGGCAGTATCTGTTTACCGCAGCGCCCGTCGGTGATGGATTTTCTGCTGCTCCTGAACAGGCAAAGGAGTTCTGCTTTATCCAGCTATACAATGGCAGACTGACTATCCAGCCAACTAACCTTGTCGTATTTAAAGAGAAAAGTTTTACAAATCATGAGCTGCAATTTCCAACAGGTCTTAAACGACAAACAGACATCTTTACCGTTGAGTAACATTTAATCTTAACTTGCAGTAGATAGCTTTCAGCCCGACAATAGGGCTATGCGTGACCGTCGGACTTTACCAAGTATTCCCGACAGACCTATTACCTTTGCTAGTCACGCAGAATATGCAGCAGGCATGCTACTAGAACGCTATATTGGCGACTACGAGCTAAAGATGGGGGCTACTTTTCAAGTGCCTATCGGCCACAATAAGACCTGTGACTTTCTAATACACGGCGTATTCGTTGAGTTTCACCCGTCTAACCTAAACCATGAGTTTGATGATAGGCAGGCTTTACGGCGATTCTGGGCCGCTATAAAGCATGTCAGACAGCCCTTTCGTGATCACATCGTATCAGCAGTATCAGACGAGCTACACGAAAAGTACTACCGCCGTCGTAAGTTCTTGGTTAGTATGCATGGTGGTAAGGATTCTGAGCTAATAGTATGCCGTACACCTCACGATCTATACCGAGATGTCATCAAACGCTTTGCTGCTAGTCCACCAAGAGAAGCAGCGTTTGCGCATGAGTTTCAAAAGCTCGCTAATGAGAGGTTTTAACTATGGTAAATTCACGCGCTAAAGGTGCAGCAGGGGAGCGAGAGCTAGCAAACAAGCTAAAAGAACACGGCTTTACCGCTAGACGAACACAACAATTCTGTGGCAAGGCAGGTGACTCAGACGTAGTTTGCACCGAATTAACGTCATACCACATCGAAGTTAAACGAGTGCAGAATCTTAATGTGGATAAAGCTATAGACCAAGCAACAAGAGATTGCGGGGATAAAACTCCAGTAGTTATTCACCGGAAAAACAATAGGCCCTGGCTAGTAACACTATACTTAGAAGATTGGCTAGAGATCGTGAAATGACATTGCAGGTTGAAGATTACCTAGACCATGACGTAGCCACGCCAGAACATATCCTATGGTTAGCAGTCATAGAACGAGCAATCATAGATTACATAGATCCATGTTGCCGCATGACAAAACTAGAACTAGGGGCATTAGAATTGTTTTTCTTTTCTAAACGCCCTCAGCCTTGCAACTTAATCTATATTTGTCAAAACGTGTTTGATTATCCAGATGCTTGCGAAGCAATACGAACAAGAGTTAAACATTTAAAAGCAGCAGGACCAAAATCGTTTAACAGAGCTAAACGATATAGAATTAGTTCTTAACGCTTTTTCTTATCAACTAATGACCAAACCTGAGCAGTACCATACAGTATGGCACCGCCAATTACAGGTTCAGCAGCTTTGATAAACGTAGTAGCATCATTCTCACTAATACCAGCAGTAAGCAACCCACCAGCAGCAAGCGTTAGCAAATGTCGTACAATCGAAAGTATAATTGGCATATACAGTCCTTCCATCTTTTTCATATCATTTAACCCTATCAAGCTTATTATCGATCCGCTCAACTCTATCTTTAATAGCTAACAACTCAACGTGAATCACTTGAGCTTGAACAAATAACTCGTACTTTTTCTGCTCTAACTCACGCAAGCTGTTTTTAACTGACCTGTAATCCATGCCGACTAAGGTAACTACAATGCCTATAAGCGCTTTAACCGTTAGGTCCACCCAATACTTAACAGAAATCAAATCATGTTCTGTCATTAGTGCACCCTCCCACCACCATAGGCATCAATAATCAATAGTTCTGCTTCACCTACTCCGTTCATTAGCCGCATAAAGTTGTTAAACGCAGACCTGCTAGCTAGTATGGCTTGATCTTCACCTATATCACCAAATTGCATACCTAACAGTATACACCCGTTAGTATCACGGTGCGTATTGCCAGCATGAAATAAGATATGGTTTCGCTGAGGTACGTCTATGACTTGCCAAGTATTGCCAAACTTAGGGCTAATCCGTGGCTTTATTTTATACCTGCCAACAGGAATACAACTTACTAACCTTTCGTTATCACGCCAGGCGTCCTCAAGCGTGACAAATTCTGGCGCGTCGTCTATGACAAGAACGCCGCAAGTTGCCCCATTACATTCTGATACTCTCACTAACCGAAGTTGCCGCATCACTATCCTGCAAGCTGCGCCTCCAAAGCCTCAACTTTTGTATTAAGCTCTTTGATAGCGTTAATCAGCATTGGAATAAGCTCTGTTGCCGATAAGCTTAACTTGCCATCTTCAGAGGCAAATACCGCCTCTGGAACAATTGCCTGAACCTCTTGGGCAGAAAAACCAATTCTCTTTGAATCGTTTGATTCTTCAAAATCGTAATCAAATCTAATAGGACTAATTTCAAGAACCTCATCTAGCCCGTAAGACAACGGCTGAATATTCTTTTTATGCCGAATGTCTGAGTAGGCAGTCCAAGACGTTGCTCCAGAAGCTACCTCAACTCCGACGCTACTAGAGTTAATTATTCGGAATGGAGGAGTAGAACCAGACCCGTAAGTATCAAGAATCCAATGCACCGCATTATCGCTAGCCCTGGCAAGGCGAATTTCTCCTCCTTCGCTGGCATTTTGCCTTCCAATTAAAATAGGCCCCTCAACATGCAGTATTTCTTGAGGATTGTTTGTCCCGATCCCAACATAACCATTGCCATTAATTCTTACTCGCTCAAGGCTGTTAGTAGTTAACAAAATTGGATTGTTGCCCGTTTTTTGAATATCTAATGAGCTTGCTGACGTTTGAATTCTTCCTAACTGAGTTGTGTCGTTTTGAGTAAACAAAATGGCAGAAGTGTTATCAGATGCCCTACCACGAGACTCAATGGATATTGCAACAGAAGCATCAGCCTGAGAAGTTAGTGTATACGCGGGAGAAGTAGTCCCAACCCCAACCCGACCACTTGCGTCAACGCGAACTCTTTCTGCTCCATTAGAAGCTATGCCAATCTGATTAGCAGCAGGCGAAAAAATGCCAGTATCAATATCATTGCCAGCACAAATAGCAGGTGCAGCAGCAGTACCAGCACCTATGTTAGCAGGTAAAAACCCACCAAGGTTAATGTTACCAGTACATGCATTACTGCCGTCTTTGTTAAGACACTGGTTAATTCCAGTAGCAAAATCGTTGTCCTGAGTGTCATGGCGACCAGCTTCTATGCCGATACTAAGCGCTGCATCACCAGCCCAACCACCAGTAGCGTTATTTCCTTTAGTGTAGGTTCCTGCTGCCCAAGCCATAATACCTCCTATGCTTCTGTAACTTTGTTTAATACTTTATTTACGTACAACCGAGTTTCTTCAGGCACCTTTACTATTTCTTTAATGTTGGCCCAAGTTACACGCTTGCCTTCTGCTTTTAGCTTACTAATAGCTTTATCAATGTTAAGTGGTCCCCAGTTGTACGCCGCTAGTGCAATATCAGTTTCGCCGTACTTGCTAATCATCTGCTGCAAGTAACGGCTACCACCCTCTACATTCTGTTTAAGGTCAAACCTATCTGCAACCCCTAAATCCTTTGCAGTACCTGGCATAAGCTGCATCAAGCCAGTAGCTCCCTTAGGGCTTACTGCATTAGGGTTGCCAACAGACTCAACCTGAATCACAGCTTTAACTAGCGATGGAGGTGCATACTCCTCGCCTGTAGGGATGCTTATGTTTTGCTTCCCTACCTTCACAGTTTCCTGCTTTTGCGGGGCTTCTTTCATCATTCCCTCTAATGAAGCTAGCTCTGCCTCTAGTGCTGCAAGTTCTGGATCGCTACTCTGTGCTTCTGTTGTCACATCAGGCGATGCCATCTCCCCTCGCACAGCACGAGCGCTTATGTATCCCATGCGCTCGCCAAGTTGGAGCAGCTTATCAATATTGGATGCTGTAGGTGGCGCCGCTGCAAGTTTAATAAGCTTAGGATTAGCCAGCAACTCAGCAGCAAACTTATCAAGTTGTAATTCCCTTGCATTGGCAACGCGCTCTGCCCATACTGCGGCCGACGTGCCAAGCAATGTTCCAGCAACTGCGCCCGTTGGCCCGCCGCCTAAAACACCAGTAACAGCGCCAACAGCAGGGCCGGTAAGCTTTCCAGTTCTTAGCATGTTGATTGCAACACGCCCACTTCTAATTGCACCAAGGGCAGTTTGTGCTACAGCCGTAATTGAGTTGTTGCCAACAGCAAGCTTTTCCAATACCCCTGGAGATTTTAAAATCTCAGAGTCTTTTATTATTGCTTCAACGGATGGGAAGCTGTCGCCAAATAGCTTACTTGCTATGCTTCTATTTTGCCCTAAGTTCGCAAGCGCATTGCCACGAAGCAACTGCTCTTTGAGAAACTTGCCACGCGCATAATCTAAAATTGGAGTGTCTGCAAACTGCTTAGCAAACGCCTCCGCTGCCTGCTCATTAGCGTATACACGCCTAGGGATTGCAGCATCTGTAATGTCTGCAAACTCCTCTAATGCCGCACTGCTAGTTTTTTTGTTGGCGTAATTTGATACTTGAGCAAAATCATCTTCAAATGCGCGTTTAAACAACTCCTTGTTGTCATCAATGTATTTGGTTGGCTTGCTATGCTTTTCAAGGCGGCTTAAAAGCTCCGCTCTAAGCACAACAGCAGAATCAGAGTTCTTGCCAAACTTGCTTATAATTTCCGTAACATTTTCAGGAGTTCGCAATGCAAGGTTGATTGCTTGGCTTGCTTTTACTACCGGCTCCAGTCGCCTTATCTTGAGCAACTGTCCCGTAGCGCCTTGTTCGAATTTCTCACCAAACTCTCTTCGTAGGGCAGTTGCTTCTTTCAGTTTTTCAATGGCTGTTTTTGGAGCATCAGCTTTTTTAGTAAGAATCTGTTCAACGCCAATAAGGTCTAAATCCTCTCTTAGCGTTCGCATTAAGGCTACTTCACGTGGGTTTTTACCGCTCGCTTCTTTTATGGCTGCGCCAGCTGTAGAGCGCAGCGCCTGCAGCTTGCCAATCGTTATTCTACCATCCCTTGTATTCAAAAGGTCTGTAACGTTGTTAATAACTTTTTTGCCTGTTGAAGATAGCGTATCAACTTCAAGCGAATCGAAACTTCTAAAGTCTCGTTCTGCCTGTGTCAGGGCGTATGCAGCATCAACCTCACGCTTTTTAGGCAAAGCTTTATATGCTTTATCAACTAATGGTTTTGCTTCCTTCTTTTGTTCGCTCAATCCGGCTAGCAAACTAGCGCCCCGCTCCGTTGTGGTTTGTGCTCGCAATTCCGGAGAAATCCCCAGCTTCTCTAATATCGCAGCAGCTTGCTCGTCTTTTGATTTAATAGACTCCGCCGCTGCCTCTTGTAGTGCAGTTGATAATTGCCCTACTTCTGGAACGGTTCCTAATCTTTCCATTCCAGCCGCAATCTCTGTTTGCCTCAATTGCTGTGCTGTTGCTAGTGCATCCCCTCCGCCAGCAGTGCGACCAATACCAAGTTGATACTTAGCTATTGACGGTTCTTGTAGAGCCTCAGCTAATGTTAATGGAGCGCCACCAGTGCCTTCTAGTAGCGCAGGCATTTGCTGCATAGTTGCAAGTTTTTCTACCGCTCCAGGCGATAAAGACTGAATCACCTCCTTTTGCGCTGCTGCTCTGAGCGCATCTTCATTTCCCAGTAGAACTTGTAAAGAAGGGGATATTGCTCTAGCGGCGCCTTTAGTTGTTGCGCTTGCAGCTTTAACGCCAGCAGGGGCAGCTAGTGCACCAACTAATCCAGCATATTCACTTTCTGGTGCGTATGCTTGTGCCGCCTCACTGCCAAAATATGAAGCTAACCCTAACCCTGCCTCT